CGGTCAATTACTTTAACAAAAAAATCAGGCACATATCTATGTAATTTTTTATCGACTGGAGAAATATAAGGAATTGTCATTTCTCTGTTGCCTGTGGGGGCTAACCATGCAAGTACATTTGAATTATTATCCAATGTACGGATGACATTTCTTTCCCATAAGGAGAGATATTTAACGCCTCGTTCCGATAATGTTCCTTTATATTTTTCAGGATGATGTAAAATATAGTATCCCGAATATGACATATAAATATATATTAGATATGTTTCCAACACTACCACAATTTAATAGTCCCAATCCATTGAATGTATTAGAACAAAATGGATATAATGTAAATAGTTTTACCTATCCGGTTGATTTAGGTAATGATCCCGGTGAACCTCATTGTATTGTTTTTTATATTAATGAAAGCGGAAATACACAATATACAACGGCACCAGCTTCTAATTCCGCGGTACCAGTTAATTCAGCCGGTGGTCCTGCATCAGCAACGCCACAGATTAATAACCAACAATCAAATCAAACCAATTATTCTAAACAAAATATATCCAGAGTTTCTACTGTAATTACAATGTATATTCCTCCAGCAGTACAAGCATCATATGCAACTGATTGGGATAGTGTTGGATTGGGTGTTCCGGGTGCTATATTAAAAGATTTGACAAGTATCAATCCCAGTTTGGTACGTGGATTAAAAGAAGGAGCAATTGGCGTATTAACTGGACTATTGAAAGATGCTCAAGATGTTGCTAGTCAACAAGAAGGATTAGGTACCGAGGTAATTGGTGGTATTTCAATGATAGCAAGGGCTGCAATTAATCCTCACTTGGAAATGATTTTTAAAGGAATTGGATTTAGAGAATTTCAATTTGATTTTAAATTTACTCCAAGATCTCCACAAGAGGCCCAAACAGCTTTGAACATCATACAATGTTTTAAATTCTATAGTGCTCCAGAAATTAAATTAGGAGTAGATTCTGCAAGATATTATATCTATCCGGCGGAATTTGATATAGAATTTTGGAGTAATGGACGCTTGAATACTGCAATAAATAAAATATCTACATGCGCGTGTACCTCGGTTAATATTAATTGGACAGGAAGTGGCGGTTGGTCAAGTTTCCGGACCGGAGCTATAAATGGGGCACCAGTCGAAGTAAATTTAAGTCTTCAATTTAAAGAATTGGAAATCATGACCAAAAATCGGATCGGACAAAATTACTAACATTTAATTTCTATATTTTTTAATAACTTATAAAGATTATATAATATGTATATTATTTACAAACATACGAATATCATTACACAATTATCATATATTGGATATACTAAACAAGGTTTATTGATCCGATGGAAATTACACTTAAAAGCATCTTTAAAACATGAATGGAAATTTTCCAAAATATTAAGGAAATATCCAAATGAAAACCAATGGATACATGAAATCCTTATCGATGATATACTAACAGTAAAAGAAGCCAAAGAAAAAGAAATCGAAATGATTGCCAAATATGATACATTTAATAGTGGATATAATATGAATACTGGTGGATCTGGTAAAAAAGGATATAAATTATCAGAAGAAACAAAAAGAAAAATATCTCAAAAAGTTAAATTGGCAATGTCTTGTCCAGAAGTAAGAGAAAAGATTTCTAAAGGATTAAAAGAATATTATAAAATTCATCCGGGCATAATGACAGGCAAAAAACATACTTCAGAAACTATAGAAAAAATACGTAGATCCGCATTAAATATGTCAGAAGAAACCAAAAAGAAAATTGGAGAAGGATCTTCAAGAACTTGGAAAAATCCAGAAACAAGAATCAAGCGGCTTCAATATCTCCAAAATATGTCAGAAGAAACCCGAAAGAAAATGTCTGATGCTAAAAAAGGAAAAACTACTTGGAATAAAGGAAAAAAATGGGCTCCTGAAATAATAGAAAAAATGAGAAATGCAAAATTAGGTAAAGTAATTTCTGAAAAAACTCGAAAGAAAATGCGTTTAAGTGCTTTGAATAAAAATGCGAAACAATATACATTTATTGATCCAAATGGAAATAAAGTAGATGTTTTTAATTTAACTAAATTTTCACAAGAACATAAATTACATCAAGGATTAATGTCAGCAGTCGCTTTAGGAAAACGCGGCCATCATAAGGGCTATACTCGTTATGTGGAGGTAATTTAAGTGGCAACTTCATATTTCTCCAAATTCACTACCATACTTTACGATATTGATAATACCGGAAAGAACGTGCGACTCGTGACTGATATAATGCATCGCGCGGCTTTCTTACAATTGGTACTTAATAACTCATTAATATTTTATCCATATGTGGTCAAAGATGGAGAAACTCCAGAAATAATCGCCTCCAAATTATATGGATCTCCAGATTATTATTGGGTTGTTTGTTTTTCAAATAATATTTTCAGCATTTGGGATGATTGGTGTTTGAGTTACGACCAAATGCAAGCGTTCCTAACTGATAAATATGGATCGGTTCAAATAGCGAGTAATACAATAGATCATTTTCAAGATCAATATGGAGCCACAATCGATCTCTATACATATGAACATACACCCGGAAATACAATCGTTTATGCCGATCAAGCGGCAATTACAGCCAATCAAATAAAAGCCCAAATCCGACTTGTAGATCCACAATATGTACCTACAATAGAAAAGCAATTAGAGGCTATTTTAATTCCGAGTTCATCATAATGCCCAATCACGCAACAGGTTTTGAAATAAGAGATATCGTATTAGAAACAATCAGTGGTGCAGAAATAGATATCCACTTACTCATTGATGAATTCAATGTGTATGAGAGTTTATTTAATGCAACCATTTCCGCAGATTTCGTAATTGATGACGCAAATAATGTAATTAAAAACTTTCCAATAACTGGACATGAATATCTCCGATTTTCTTTTAAAACACCCGGACAAAATTGGGTAAAATGCCGGTTGCGTGTTTATAAAATTGGACAGAGGCAATTAGAAAGAGAACGGCGACAAATATTCATTTTATATTGTATTGATAATACGGATTTTATAAATGCTCAAGTGCGTGTAAGTAAGGCATACAAACAAAAATTAATATCCGATATTGCTAATGATATTCAAACTACATATTTACAATCATCTTTTATAAATATTGAAACTACCAAAAATCTTCATCATATAATTACACCATATTGGACTCCATCCAAAACAATAAGTTTTCTTGCTTCAAGAGCAAATAGTGTCAAATACCAAGGATCGAATTATGTGTATTTTGAAACTGTGGATGGATTTTCATTTTGTTCAATTGAAAGTTTAGTAGACAAACAATCTCCAATTAAAAATTATATACATCAACCGGCAAATGTTCGAAAAGATAATCCAGTTGGTTATAAACCAAGAACACTTGATACTGATTATGTGGCATTACAATCGTTTGAAATTAAAAATAATTTTGATACAATGGAAAATTGTATGTATGGAATGTATACCAGTCGCTTGTTATGGCATGACATACAAAATAAACAATTTGGAATAAATGACTTTGATTATCCAAGTAGTTATTCAAATTATAAACATGTGGAAGCAAATACGGTACAAGGTGGATCAAGTTATCTTTGGACACCTAAATCGGATTATAATCAACAACCATATGGTGAATTAAAAGTATATCCAATCGGATTACCTGGACAACAAAATTATGTAATTCAATGGATGCAACAACGAATATCACAAATGCAACAAATTCAAAATATTAGAATCTTGGCCACAATTCCCGGAGATAGTACCAGAAGATCTGGAGATCTTGTAAGTATTACTTTACCTAGTCCAGAGGCACCTATTAATGATCAGCAACCGATAGATTCCTACTTGACTAATCGGTATTTGGTAACTGGTGTGAGGCACGTACTGAACAGGAAGCAATTCGTTACTCACTTGGAACTTACAAAAGATAGTATATTTAAATCGTATTAAAATTCCAAAAATAAACCTTGACAAATCCCTTGACATGTGTTAATATAAGAGTGTAGCCTGGTTGATAAGGGTAAATTAAATGACATTAAATAAACGGAAACGACCAACACCCGGCGATTCAATAACTAAAATCATTCGAATTCCAATATGTAAAACATGTGGATACATGATAGAAGAAGAATTTAGTGGATGTACATATGAATGTCCAGATGATTATGAACATAATGAAGAAAATACCTTATATGCGATATATGAAAGAACTGATGTATTTTTAAGGGATGAATAATGGTAAAACAACTGAAATATTGTAATACAATTGGTGAATTAAAACAAGCGATTGAAAATTTACCAGATGATTTGAAGTTTGTTTCATTTGATTATTATGATGAGGTTATTTTAAGGATCTCTCCACATTCCAAACATACTATATATGTTGATTTACAGCCAATTACTAAAATGAGAAAGAAGAATTTATAATATGAGAAAATTATGGTATCGTTTTGATTGTTGGTTATGTAAAGATATTATTCAAGAAGAATTAACGAACGCAATTCATCCTGATTTCGGATGGATGTGGCGAGAGGGTGAAGAGGGTTTTAAATATATTGAACAGTCACGCAGAGAAGGATATCAGGTAGGATTTAAAGACGGATATAAACTAGCACATGATCCGGTGGGATATAAACTAGAACATAATCCATTATTCTAAACCAACAGGAATTTAATTTATGAAACATCAATTAAAAGTTTATTGGTATTTTATATGTGGCCGTTGTATTCATTGCGGCCATAAAAAACTTTATTTTAAAACATGTTTATTATGTAATTTAGATCGGTGGAATTAATTATGAAAGAATATTTGGGTGATGGTGTTTATGTTGAATTTACTGGATACTCAATAGTTTTAACCGCAGAAAATGGAATCCAAATGAATAGTACTATTTATTTGGATTCGGAAACATTATTTAATTTAAATGAATTTGCTAAAAAGGTAGAATTTTGAAAAATAACGACTCCCTTACAGAATACCATATAATTTTAAACATATTTTTACCGGCCGATGGCGGAAGAACTGTAAAACAAGTGTTAAGATCAAGCGACCGAGATTCTGCAATTTCTAAATTTAAGTATATTGGGCAATTGGTGTCGGATAAGAAAAATGCACGCGAACTTCAAGATTGGTGTATGGAAAATTTACATACTCCAGGAATCATTAGTGGAACTGATGGTTTATATGCCGTAACCTTCATCCGTATTTTACCTTAATAAATAGTAATAGATGATTTTTCTTAATAATAAATATACCAAAATCTATTATCGAATAATTAACCGAGCACAATTCCGATTTAAATGCCAAAAATTGGAGAACCAAAATGGCTAAAGATTCATTTTATATGGGTCGTGGAGATTTTTATTGGTTTCATGGTTGTGTGGAGGATCGTGCCGATTTAGATAAATTAGGCAAAGTTCGTGTAAGAATTTTAGGAGCGCATACACAAGATAAATCATTTATACCTACTGACCAATTAATGTGGTCGTATATAATGATGCCAGTTACATCGGCCAGTATGAATGGAATTGGTCAGGCGCCTGTTGGAGTTGTTCCTGGAACTCACGTAATTGGTTTCTTTCGTGATGGCGAAGCATGTCAGGATCCAATAATTATTGGTACTATTGGTGGAATTCCACAAGCGGCCGCAAATAATACATTTGGATTTAACGATCCGAGAGATAATCCAAATTTAACAGAAACATTTCAATCTGCACCACGACATATTAAAACTCGAATATATCCTACAGATGGATCGGGTGCCCAATTAACTAATGATATAAAAGGTCCTTCATATCCAATATTTTCAGGAACTCCCGAACCCGATACAAATAGGATTGCTCGTAATCAAAATATACAAGATACAATTTTACAGATTCTAAAAACTATTCAAGATCAAAATATTCCAATTGCATTTTCAGGTACATGGTCCGAACCTTCTTTATGGTATAATGGTACTTATCCATATGTACACATAGAAGAAACTGAATCAGGACATGTAAAAATACAAGATGATACTCCAAATTTTGAAGGTCAATTGGATGTAGATCGTACAGGAACATTTACTGAAATCCTTACAGATGGAAGTAAAGTAGAAAAAATAGTTAAACAAAATTATACAATTGTAATGGCTGATGATCATGTTTTTATAATGGGAAATGAATTCAACCGAACCCAAAAAGATTTAAATCTTTCTATTGGCGGCCGCTGGAATATCGAGGCATCTGGAAATATTAATATCAAATCAGATACTGGTGGATTATATTTAACTGTTTCGGGTGATGCAAATATTAATGCAACAAATATAAATATAAATGCAATACAGAAATTAAGTCTTACCGCACCAGAAATAGATATGAAAGCATCTGGTAATGTGAATATAGATGGAACACAAGTTTGGATTAATACGAATAAAGCAAATCCAAATCAAATAGTTTTACCTAAACAATAAATATATGATAGAAGCAAATAAATTGAAATTGGTGGAAAAAGCCATTTTGAAAAAATATGAAAATGGTAAATTATTTGAAATTATTATACTAAAAAATGGAAAAATTACTGAAACTATTACAGATGGAGAAAAAATAAATGCCTTTAACAAATGTGGGATGTAATGATATTGCGGCCGCAGTAGTTGGCGCATCTTTTACTCCATATAATAACGCAAATGCTTATCTTGGAGTTGGTGATAATACTACTCCATTTATAGCAACTCAAACAGATTTACAAGCATCTTCTAATAAATTAAGAAAACCCATGGATCCAACATATCCAAATGTTTCTGGTGCATCATGTGTATTTGAAGCTACTTTTAATTCCGGGGACGCTAATTTTACTTGGAATGAATGGGGTGTTTTTAATGCTGCTTCTGGTGGTAATATGTTGAGTCGTAAAGTTGAAACATTAGGGACCAAGACAAATACTCAAGTATGGGTATTAACAATTACAGATGCATTTAGTACTCCATAAGGAAATTCAATGATAGAATTATTTGCAGGGTTTGATGTTTCAGACCAATTAGAATTCGATAGTATTAATACTAATAGTTGGAGTAATGCTGCCGGACGTTTTGGTGGTAGCGCTGCGATCGGACCACAATTTCAAAAAACACTTACAAGTGTAACAACAAGAATAATTGGATTGGCATTTTATGCTTATGGAAATTACAACACGGTAACTATTCAATTTATTGATGATC